GCCCCACAATCACTTTCAGGAGAGTTTTACAACTTAATGAGTAGATTAGAACATTATATAGATTTAAGTTTCGGTATCCCAGAACTAATGCAGGGCTTTAAAGAAGGAGCACCTGAAACAGTTCGTGGTACTGCGATGCTTGCCGAAATGGGCGAGACTCGTGGCAAATCTAAATTAAGAGATATCGAAGGAAGTTTGACTAGGTTAGGTAAAAGTTTATACAACCTATCTAAGGGTCATTACACTTACGCAAAGACATTTAGAATTGTACAGCCAAATAACGACATTACGGAGTTTACGGCAAATATGTACGATGATAGAAGTCAGGAAATTAATGCCATAACAAATGACATCACCGTCGGGCATTATGACGTGAGAATCATATCCGGTTCAACTTTACCTTCTAATAGGGTCGCTGAGTATCAGATGTACCTAGAAGCGTATAAGATGAATCTGGTAGATGATGTCGAGGTTTTAAAGAAAACTGAAATCTTTGACAAACAAGGTGTCTTACAGAGGAAGGGACAAATGTCTCAAATGCAATCTTATATTAAACAACTCGAAGCTCAGATTAAGAAACTTAGTGGAGACCTTCAAACAGCAGAGCGTGAAACGCTTAGCTCAAGAAAGAGGGCTGAAACTGAGAAGTTCAAAAGCAGGCTTAATGAAATTCAAAATGATACTAAGTTCAAAACTAAAGTTCAAGTTGATAATCTAAAACGAATTGTTGATTCTGAATCGCAGGCTGTAAGCTAATGAAAACAGAAGTAGTGGGAACGTTACCCGGTTCTGCTTTTATAGACATCTATAAATAGGTGGTGCTAAATTAAAAGAAATCGGAGAAGATAATGGAAAACACTATGCACGAAAATGCCACAATAGAAGGAGTGGAAGGCGAAGTTTTAGAAGAAGTTGTTGAGCCTGTACAAGTTGGTGGAGAACCAGTACAACCTACTGAGGAAGTTGTTGATGATGCTAAAAAGTTTCAATCAATGTACGACAAGAAAACCGCTGATTATGAAAAGCTTAATAATGAACTCGAGGAGCTTCGTAAATACGAACAACTAGGAAAAGTTCTACAAGATAGACCTGACGTAGTTGAGGCGATGAGAAACACTTTGAGTGGTAATACGGTTAGTAAAGAAGAAGCCCCTAAGGTTACAGAAGATTCTTTTGACCCTTGGGAAGCTTATTACAAGCCGGGTTCACCTTCATATGAGATGAGGGTAGAACAAGAAAAAGCTGTTGCCCAGCAAGCTGTTCAAGAACAGATGGCAGGGTTTCAACAGCAAATGGCGATAAGTAACTTAAGACAGGATTTATCTAGTAAGCACGGAATAACAGACCCTCAAATGGCTGATGACTTTATACAATTTGCAACTACACCTAGGGAAGACCTTCCTTTGGATATGTTAGTTGATGTGTATAGAAAGTACAAAGGCGGTGAGGAAAGAGTATCTCCAAACTTAGAAGCTGTTCAGAAGACCAAAACAATTCCAACTACGGCTGGAGTAGTTCAAGGGTCTGCACCTGAACAACCAAACGAGCTAGATGATGTTTGGCAAGGAGTTATGAACTCGTCAAGAAATACTAAAATATAGACAAGGAGTCCTAAATGTCGACTTACAATCAAGGAATTGTAAATGTTGGAACCCCGGGTGAAGCCGCTTCAGGCTATCATACTCGTAGGTTATTCAACTTTAGTGACCGTGTGGCGGACTTGGCTCCAGATGAATCACCATTTTTCGTGTATCTCTCAAAGGTAGCTAAAGTTCCTACGGATGACCCACAATTCCGATTTTTAGAAGATAGAACCAAGGTTTCTATGACTGACCGCAGTTTTTTACTTGCTGGTGCTCATAGCATACCTGCGTCTGGTTCTAGTTTAACATATTCAGTAGATACTTCAGATGGAGCATCTGTTGACTGGTTAATAAAGGGTATGGTATTTGCTGTGGAGTACGCAGAAAATAACGCACCTGAAACATTAATAGTAAGAGTTGAGTCTTCTCCAGTTGACGCTGGTAGTACCTCAACTTTTCAAGGCAAAACAATTTCATCTGTAGATGGAGCTGAAACAGGAGCGAATAACGCAAAATGTACTGTTATAGGTACATCTTTCGGAGAAGGTTCTGGAGCGCCAGATGTTTTTTCAGAAGAACTCTCAAGCGATTCTGGTTTAACCCAGATTTTTAAAACAGCTTGCGAGATGTCAAACACTGCAAGAGCAACTCGTTATCGTGGTTACGCAGATGAGTCCCAAAGAGTTTGGAATCTTAAATTACGTGAGCATAAGATTGATATTGAACGTGCTATGTTGTTTGGTCAACAAGCAACAGTTGGTGGAATACAGTACACTGAAGGTATAGCAGGTCATATTATCAAGAACGGTACAGCAAATCATGATAATACTGCTCTATCTTATTCATCGGGTAAGCCTTACTACAGGTCTTCAACAGCGTCTGAACTTACATATGACAGAATACTGTCTGACTTCGAAGTTGTTTACGACCCTGCACGTGGTGGTTCAGATGGAAAATTAGCATTAGCTAGTTTACCAGTAATTACATTTTTCAACAAGTTAGGTTCAACATCTTTTGTTGACCAGTCCATTTCTAACGAATTGCGTTACAATATGGAAAAATCTGTTGGTTCTTTTGGACACACAGTTTTACAAATTGAAACTATTCACGGTACAATGAACTTAGTTAAAGAACCTCTATTTAGAGGCTTTGCTTCTGGTTTCTTGTGCATGGTTGATATGGATAATGTAGCTTACAGACCATTAGTAGGTAACGGAGTTAATCGTGATACTCAAATCATGACTAACGTTCAATCTGCTGACGAAGACCTTCGTAAAGATATGATTATGACAGAAGCTGGGTTAGAAGTTAGCCTTCCTGAAAGTCATTATCTAATAAACTTAGAAGGAGTTTAATTATGGCTAGAGCAAGTTACTTAGAGCAAAATAGTGGAGCAACTTTTGCACATAAAAAGAAAGTTGTAAAGCTAAATGCCGCACATCAGCTTTTAGAAAAAGATAGTGGTAAGATTTTTATGCTAAATTCAGCTACTGAATTTGCCACTACACTTCCTGCTATTGCAGATGCTGGAATGGGATGGTATTGCAAAATAGTTGTAGATGCCGCACCTGCCTCCGCTTCTTATACGGTTGTAGAAAAAGCCGCTTCTGATACAGATGTTATCATTGTAAATGGTATCAATGAGTTAGAAGTTGATACAAGCGATGATGGGCCATATAGTGCTGGTTGTACTACTATAACCTTTGCAGATGGCGTAGCTGTCCAAGGAGACTTTATAGACATATGGTGTGATGGTGAAAACTATTACGTTTCAGGTCAAACTAAAGCAGATGGCGGAATAAGCGTAGCTTAAACTGAATAAATAAAGTTAACAGTAATTAGAACTGTGGGGGTTATCGTATAAAGGGTAGCCCCCAAATCTAAAGATAAAATATGAATTGTATACATTGCAAAACACCAAACCCAGAACAATGGTTCTACTGCAGAAGCTGTGGCAACAAAGCTTCTGAGCCTATTTATACTACTAGTTTATTTATGCAAAGCGAGATAGGGAAGAGAAGTGATATAGAATTTTCTCAAGTTAGTATGGATAGTCATATAAATAAAATTAATAAAGATAAGATTAAAAAAAGTAATAAGTTTTGGAAAGAGAAAGTAAGACAGGCAGGGGTATTAAATGGCTAACTTTGATTTAAGAATACAGGATTATACCGGCATATCAACTAGCTTACTTGGTAGTTATCAAACTCAGATGGATGATTTTATGGTTGAGGGTTCTAAAAAAGTTATTAACTCGCTACCTAATTCATTACTGTATAAGTGTGCTGATAAATCAACATTAAATAACTCGACTACAAGCCTTGATAATATGGATACTAGGGGTAGAATTTTAAATGTATTAAGACTAGATGCTGATAGTAGCGGAGTTCAGAGACCTTGTAGGTATATTGATAGTTTTAAAAGAGGTAGGATACAAGACTCTTCAGATATGGAGTTGGCTACAGCAACAGACCCGGCATATTTAATATATGACAATGTGCTAGAAGTTTACCCAACCCCAACAGCAAATCAAACAGCAGATGTTCACTTAGTATTATTTCCAAGTAGCATAGACGCAAGCAGTGTTGGTATTATTTCTAACTTTCCAGATGAGGCAGAAGACTTGGTTGTTATATACGCCTCTATAAAAATTATTGATGAGTTAATGGCTGAATTACTACCATTGACAAATGTTCAAACTTCATTATCAAATATGAAATCATATGCACAGAATAATGATGCTGAGATAGTTGCTACCTTTGGAGCTGAAACAAATGCTAGGTTAGCTTATAACAATCAAAAGTATCAAATGTATGAAAAAAGACAGATAAAACTACAACAAGATTACGATAGAGGAATAGCTAGTTTAGCTAATTAATATGGCAGTACATTCTATAAGTGTAAAAGAATTGATAAGTAGAGTTCGCTTAGTGTTTCCAAGTGCACCAGAAACTTATATATTGAATTTAATAAACGACGCATTGGTTGAAATAGGTACCTATAAAACAAAAGTAGTTACAGCTAAAATAAATTTAGAATCTGGTAAGATGTATTATGATTTAGCAGATGGAGCTACAGATGCAAGTGGTAACGCAATAGAAGTAAATCAGATACTTAGGGTCTACGGACTTGATAACGAAGGCGATTATATTATAATACCTAGACTAATAGAGAAAGATTTATTATTAGCTGATATAGCTAATGAAGACAAACTAAACACACCTAATTAATATGGCACTATTAAAAGAAGTAACATCACTGACTATAACCGGAGTTGGTTCTCAAATGAGAAACGATTATGTTTTAATAAACTCAGTTAACTTAGATGAAACTGCAAAGCCAAGGTTTTCAGAAAAACCTTATTTTGTATGGTGGGGATATTCTGGTGATAGTGAGCCTAGTGTATCTGGGGCCACTGGAATACAGGTTACTGTAGAATCCGGAACAGGTGCTAATACAATAGCGACATCAACATCGACTGCTATTGGAAATATAAGCGACTTTAACACATCTGTTTCTGTGCCTACTGTGACTATAACAAACGCTAATTTTGGAATAGTAACAGCTTCTAGCATAGGAACAGCTTCACATGCTAATATATCAACAACTACCTCAGGAACTGGTTCCTTTGTTAGTAATGTAAAGTACCCAGAAAATCAATTGATGTATATGATAGAAGGTGATAAGATTGCAGTATTATCAGAACTAGATTCATCTGGTAATAACAATACATCTGCAAGAAAAAAATTAAAAGCAATACAGGAAGATTTAGTAGAGGGATTAGTTCTTCAATATTATGCTGAGCCAGATAGCGTTACAGCGGTAACAGATAATTTAGATATAGATAATGCTTTGGAATTAGCGGTAGTTGATTATGTAAAAAAATGTTTATATATGGATAGGGCAGGCACTGCTACAGATGCAGGTATGATGCAGACATCAATGGCTTTATCTAGTAAGCATGAAAGAAATTTTAAAGAAGCTGTGCAGAGATATGGCGTTAGAAAAAAAGATAAAACAGGCGGCACTAGGATAGTAAAAGTTCCAACTTTAGTTTAACCAATATAAATGCTTTTAAGCGGTGGTGGAGGAATATAGGATAAATTATGTCAGACATTAATAAATTTACAAGTAAAGAAGTACTTAATAAAGTTCTTCTTGACTCTTCAGGGAATGCAGTAGAAGCATTTTCTCACACAACTCAAGAAGCCTTAAATGCGGCTTTAGATTCTACAAACAATAGACTAAACGTATCTCTCGCAGGCGGTACAATATCTGGAGATGTAACCATATCTGGAGACTTAACTGTTCAGGGCGGTGGCTCATTATCATTTGATGAGATTATAGAAGGTAAAAGTGTAATACGAAGCAATAATGGAAATGCGTCCCATACTCTATTAACATTGCATAACAATGATGTTACTTCTAACTCTGAAACAGGACAAACAGCAGATATAGAATTTAGTTTTCAAGGTACTACAGATGGTGGTAGTAACTTTGTAACCAAGAACGCTGGTGCAATTCGTGCTGGTAAAGAATCTGATTACTTCACATCAAGTGCTAATAATATGGATTCTTTCCTTGCTTTTTATACTTCTCAAGACAATACAAACACTTTGGCTATGCACATAAATGCCAATCAAAAAATTGGTATAGGTACAGAATCTCCATCTGGTAAGCTAACTTTATCAAATGGTTCAGCATCTGCACCTTTGAGTATTACAGCAAGTAATTCATATATACAATTAGGTAGTAGAGATTTTGGCTCTAGTGACTTTGGTAAGTTTATGATTGGCTTTGGTTATACTGACGCATTAAACAATACACACTCTCCTGCATATATAGGTTTTGAAGAAACAGATAGAAATAGTCAAACAAAAGGTGATTTAACATTTTATACAAGAGATTCAATTGGTGATACTGCACCTACAGAACGCCTGCGTATTGATTTTGCAGGAAATGTTGGGATTGGAGTTTCTTCAGGCTTAGACCATAAGCTAACAATTAAAACTTCTGCTACTGGTGGAGACTGGATTAAAGGTTTACAATCTGATGGTGGTCAAGGTTTTAGAATTGGTGCAGATAGTGGTGACGATGCTTTCTTTGAATTAGGAAGTGCTGGAACAAGTAATGCTGTTGTTATACAAGCAGATGGAGACAGTCATTTTAATGGTGGAAATGTTGGTATAGGAGCATCTACTAGTCCTTTAGCAAAACTTCATATTAAAGGTAGTTCTACTGGTGCAGTTCAAGCATTTATACATAATACTAATGGTGCAACCAATTCATCCACAGAATTAGTTTTTGGTAATTG